TCTCATCAGGTTAGCTTGCTAAAGGCTAACGACTCCCTTTTATAGGAGTTTCGAATTTATGCCCAATAATTAGTTTGAAAAATTGCTGTAATTTCTCCGTTAATTTTAAGAACCCAAGTATCGAGGTTAAATTTATCCGTTTTAACATCTTCTAGATTTAGCTTGATGCTTGATCTTTCAAGGATAGCAGGGCATTCAAAGATCACTTTTAATAATCTGCCCCCCTCTGCACTTTCAACGCTTTTAATACTTTGGTTATGTACAGCGTAGCTTTCAAAGTTTGGAAGTGCTTTGAATAATCCTTGAACTCTGTTGATTTGGTCGATAGTCATTTTTTTTTGGTAGTTTGTTTGTTATTATTATTTATTAAATGCTTATTTAATTTTCACTATATTAGCGAGGGGAGTTCTTGCGTCAAATAAAAAGAGTTAAAAAATATTTAATGGCATTAATAGAGGGTGCTTTGGGTTGGCTTTGCGTTTGTTCTTGGTTGTTTTGAGTTGGCACTTGGTTTGTTGGTTGGTTGGCTTTGGGTTGGCTTTGGGTTTGTTCTTTGTTGGTTTGTTGGTTGGCTTTGGGTTGGCTCTAAGTAGCTCTAAGCTTGTATGTACAAAGTGAATACATAAGAAAACAAAAACACAGAATAAAAGACAGACTCATATGCTGTACAGTTGAACACCTGGTGTACGTTTGAACACCTATTAAAACATCAACGCCAGATCTAACATCTGGTGGTAATGTGAAAGGTTCCAAGCTGTAGAATAAAAGAGGGGGGGTTGTTTGTCTGTAAAGGTGACAATGAAGCGTCAGATTTTTAAAAAGGGGGGTGGCTTGGGGGTTTTTTGATTTGCTCGTATTAACGTATACCCCTTCACATTTTTGCAACTAAACCAAGGGGAGTGGTGTTGTGGTGGTTGAACCTTAACACAACCTAAACATCACATTTAACCTGTTATTAAGTGTACCTATAAGTAACTTAAAGTTAACTTAAAGATTATCTTAAGATATAACTTACAACTACTACTTAAAAACAAATTATAACTCTATTTCATAGGTTATCTAATTAATACTAAGTAAGGATGTTCTCCCCCCCTTTAGGGTTATTATATACCCGAACATATTCAAAACTCCCTATTTCATAGACTTTTTGAGTTCCTTCTTAATAACAGGAAGCAGAAGCCCATCGAAAGCTCTTACAAAGGCTTCTTCTTTATTCTCATCGTCAAGCAAATAGCTGAGTCCAGAGATAGCAAGACAAGCGTGAAAAGCTTCGTGAAGGATTGTATCAAGTCTTTCTTGTGGCTTTAGGCTATCTCTGATTGTTATGATGTTCTTATCTACATCAACATTCCCGAAGTCTTCTAAGTTTTTCTGGTAGACTATTTTATACTTCTGGCCTCCTATGGTGATTTGTCTTGGTTTATATGATGTGTTCATCTGCCCATTGTTTAACGCCTAGAGCTATTGCTTGGCTTAGAGTTGCTTCTTGATCTGCGAACATGATCCAGTCTTGCCAGTTGGTTCCGAAGAAGGGTTCTGTGATTAGCGCAGGGCAGTGTGTATTTCGGAGGAAGGTGGCTCCTCTGGAACCTTTGCTGAGTCCTTTGGCTCCTCTATTTCTTGAGAGGGGAAAGTATTTCTGGCATCCTTGCAGAACGTACTCGGCAAGGCTTAGACCTATCCTGGATGATCCCCAGTAGAGCATTTCCATTCCATTTGCGTCTTGGCTTGCAGCAGCGTTAAAGTGCAGTTCGATGGCTACGGAAGCCTTTTTTTCCTTTAGGTGTTTGGTTAGCCAGTTGATAGCGGATGTGTAGGAGCCATAAGTTCCTCCGTAGTTATCCACGACAAAAGAAGTTATTCCGTACTCTTGCAGGTCTGACTTGAGGTATTCTGCAACCTTCTTGTTGTATGTCCATTCATTTGTATGACCACAACTAACTGCACCCATATCTCCTTTCCTGCTATGACCAACACAGATGGCTACATTGAGTTCCTCTCTTGGTATGCTGTTGGTTGGGAAGGGTATATTCTTTGGTTGTTCTTTTAGTTTCTCAAGCTCCTCGATTGATTCGATTGCTTGGCTGATTGCTTCTTGAGCTTCGAACAGCCCTTTCTTTATGTGCTTCATATATTCCTTAGAAATTGTCGTTGTTTAAAAATGGTATCAAGTGAGGCAAAGGTATTCCTAAGCCCACCTCGTTAATCCTAAAGCCAGTTAGGGCTATTCCTATGATGTTGTTTGTTGCCAAAGTAGTTGTCTGCCATCCGTTGTAGCTCTTCGTCTAGTAAATCTTTCTTACGATCCTTCATCTTTGTCTCAGCATCTTGAGCCATTTGTTCTGCCCAGTAGCTTACAGCCATCGCAAGAGCGTCAAGCCTGTCATCGTGTGTTATAGCGCCCCTGTCTCTTGTTATTCGTGATAGTTGGTAGATCAGTTGGTACTTCAGTTGTGACTCAAGAGGGTAGTTCTGGGCTGAGTTAAAGTCGTGTCTAATGACATCAGGAGACATTACAAGCTTGTGTTGGCTCATTACTGGCTCAAGGGTGTCTATGATCCTCTTTTCTTTCTGGATGCTGTGCCGAACCTCTTCAATAGAGCAGGGATGTATTTTGTTTAGAAAGGGTTTGAACAACTCACTAAACATACCATCACCAAAGTTACTCTCTACAATGATGTAGTTTACCTTGTGTGTCTTGGCTTTCATGGCAAGCACCTTTAGAACATCTTCTCCGTATCCTCCTTGCATTCCCCCTGCGTCTGGGACGTATAGGTAGCCGTTAAGCATCTTTACGATTGCCCAAGATGTCTCATCTCGTCCTCTTCCAGAAGGGTCAATAGACATCACTGATCCTGTGTATTCTACCATGTCCCCTACTTGTTTCATGGGGCGGTAGAATCTGTCACCAGTGAAGCCTACGTTTGGCACATCGCCTCCCCAGATTAGATCAGGAGCTTGCGCCCAAACTATCTTCTCAGGAGCTACCTCATCGTCTATGTCCATAACAACAAGGTCGTTTACTTTTAGAGGGTAGCGGTCGAGGTCAGACAGCCTACTATCCAACATAAACTGCATAGCAAATCCTGCCTTGCCGTAGCTAACCTCACGCTCTGTTAGATCTAAGTCACTAAACCTTAGAGGTTCTGTGGACTTACCTTTATTTTTCTCAGACACGCAGAGAGGACTCACCCTCCCGTAGTATGTTTTTTCATTCTTTTCGGGAGTAATATATTTGCAAGTCCATATACTCGCAGTGTAGTCTCTCTCCATTAGTTTATTGTAAAGAGAGTCTTCACATTGGGGTGTACCAAGAAAGACAATCTTGGATTCCTTGTCAGGTTTTAGTATGGATTCGAACTCCTTAACCTGCTCGCCCAGTTTATCTCTCATACCCTGCGTGGCTGAGTTGTTGGGAACCTCCACGTCATCCGCAACTATGATGTCAGCCCTGCTACCTGTGAGTTGGGAGGAAATGCCTAGCGACTTCACGCTCGGAGCATGGCTCGCAGGAGCAAGACCAACATCAAAACTTATCTTAGAAAATCTTTGTGTAGAAGAAGGGATTAAATCAGCTAACAACGGCATCTCGTGAATTAGCCTTAAAGTAAACGTAGAGAAATCATCTGCTCTTGTTTTACTTGCAGAGCATACAAGAATGTTTTTAGACGGATCTAATAGAAGCTGATGAACTACATAAGCAGAACAAATCCACGACTTACCAACTCCTCTGAACCCTTGGATAACAGCTCTTCGAGAACCATTCTGCATCCAGTCTGCCATCTCATATTGTATGTCGGTGGGGTCAGGTAGATTTAGATGCTTCCAAGTAAGGTAGAGGAAATTGCGAAAGTCTTTAAGCTCTTCGGGTAAAGAATCTTTAGAAGACATTTTGCGCTTAATATATAATTACTCTTGCCCACTCGCAACTGCTCGATCTATTCCCTCTTCTTCTTTGAAGGGAAGAATGCTTACAAGGTCTTGTATCTTATCGTCTTGTTGAAGAGAAGAATGTATGCCGTTGTCCTTTAAAAACTGTCGAGCAGCATTTAAAAGCGAGGGTTCTGCTTCCCCTAGCTGTATTCTTCCTATAAATTCGTCAGTCAGAAGATCCTGCAAAACGTGCATTTTTTCCATACTGTTCTTTTCGTTGTCTTCCATATTATCCTTTTTTTCTTATTTCCTTAATTATTTTTAAGATCATGTAGGTAAGTGTTGCCAAGCCTACAAGAACCGCCAACAATTCGTTGACATCACCAAGGGTTATGTTCGCAAGTAGACCTAAAACACCAACAGTTGGCGTTGTGAATTGATTGTTCATCTCTGGTTGCTTTTATGCTAGTTGAAATATTCCTAAAGCCGCACGTTGGGCAATTATTTGTAGAGTTCCTGCTCCAGAATTAGCTTTTACTCGCAGTTTAATAGGTTGGTTTGTTGTCAAATAATCAATAGCAAAGGTACTTACTGAGGCTTTAGTCATGTTCGTATTAGAACCTCCTGAAGCGTGTGTTTCAGAGATACTTTGGATCGTGCCGTTTATAGTAGATCCACTTTTATCTATCTGTATTTCAACGTGCGAAAGGTCATTAGGGTCGGTACAATTCACCTCCACTTGTCCTTGAATACAATAATAACCATTGGCAGGGGGTGTGAAGGTATTGTTTGCAAATGAGTTTGTATTATCTCTTTCCTCATCGTTTAGAACAACGTCTGTAAGTGTATTAGCTGTTAAAGTCTGAGGTGCGCTATTAGTTACAAACAGTTTAGCAAAATTAGAAGTTGGTATACTTACAGTTCCACTAGCCGTCAGGTTTGCTACAGTTGTAGTTCCTGCAAGAGTCAGGTTATTAAGGTTTGTAAGTTGCGTTCCGACAGCTCCTGCATCCTCGGACACTTCTTGAGCAACAAAAAGTCCTTGCTTGTAAGCTGTATCCAGGTCACTCTCGGTCAGCCTAGCGCCATCCACAAAGTCTACAAGTGCGTTTGAAGTGGTTGAACGATACACCCGAACTTTAGTACAATAAGCAGCAGCAGGAGAAGCTGATAAAGTTATAGTTTTAGCTGAAGCATCTCTTGAAGATATTGTTAAAGCTACCTTGGTGTCGTTTGCCAAGCGTCCAAAAATGTTTACGTCATTTGCATTCAGCACATCTAAATTTTCAAAACTAAATGTAGCCTGTCCCAGACCGTTGGTTCCTATCCCAGTTGCCGTATATTCTATATATGAATTTGCCATGATAATTGTTTGTTGTTTGTTTGTTGATTAATCTTTTATTTGTCTTCTATTTCTAAAATTTCTAACATTGTACGATCATTAGACCATATAATTCCTGACGCTTTTTCAGCTTTTTCACCAAGAACGTCTCCAAGATATTCTTCTTCTCCAACAAACGTATTTGCTCTTATATATTTATTTAAATATCCTTTGTTAAGAATAACGTCAGATTCAAAACTGTCTTTAACTTTTCTGTAGGCAGATGCTCTTAACTTATTTATTTTTTCGTAAGCAGCTAAACCTTTTATTTCTAAGCCTTCTGCGTTTTTTTCGCCCATTTTATTAAAGGCGTTAATGCTGTTTAAAGTTTGAATTGTGTTGTTAATTTCAAACTGCATTTCAGTTGTTTCACTTAGTCTTTTTGCAAATTCAGTTCTTAGAGTATAGCCTTCTTCATCTACCCAATCGGATAGTTTTTCTCCATAAATAAAATCGTCACTACCTGCAAACTCAGTAACTAAAATACCACTTGTATCATTAACCGCTAACTTTGTTAAGGGAGTCAATTCTGTTTCGTCTTCTGGAAAGACTCTCCCTAACTGAGACGCAAAGTTTTTTGTGCTTTTTTTAGGGTTACCATAAAAATCAAATTGCTTTTCGCTCATGGGTCTTCCAAGTGTGTGATAAAGCATTCTGTCTGCGAAACTACCACCT